AAGCATTGGGATCAAGATCTCCCATTTCAGGGTCTTGTTTCTCTGGCTTAATCTTTTTTATTTCTTCAAATGAACGCTGAAGATTACTTATTTGAGCTTTTAGTTCTCTTACTTCAGAAGCATATCTTGGAACTTCAGCATTGTACTTACCTTCCAATGTCTTGAATTTCTGCTTCCAATAATCTACCGTCTCTTCTTTCTCTACCTTCTTTGGCTCAGGTGAAGTCTCCTCTTCTTCTTCTTCTTCTTCTCTCTTCTCTTCTTCTTTCTCTTCTTCTTTGAGGTCTTCTACAGAAGCTGAATCTTGCTTAAAAGCTTGATCCTCTTGAGATCCAGGGGCAGGTTCTTTCTCTTCTCCTGTTTTCCCTTTTACATACTCCTCTTGGAGTTCTTTAGCACGATCTGCTCCATCCTGAATGTTCTTAGGCAATTCCATAAATTCTCCTTTAGGGGCGAATGTCTCCCTACTTGTAATTATCAAAAATCTTTTGTGCTTGGGCTTTCTTTTCCAAGAAACTCTCCAAAAACAAAAGTGCACCTTGATACTGATGAATAGAAACTACATCTGTTTCTACAATCATCTTCTTATATAAACTCTCTTTTTCTTTTAACAGCCATTCTTCAAGAATAGGCCAATCAGAAAAAGTGTTTAACGCTATTAAAGCTTGAGCCACTCTCCTTGTAACTTTACTAATCATCTACTCTCTCCAGCATAATTACGCTGTCTTCCTTGAGGAGGACCAGGAGCTCCTTGAGCTTGAGCCCTTCTTTCTTCTTCTGCCATTTGAGCAGCAGCTTCAGCCTGTTGTTTCTGCATTACTCGAATCTCTTCATTTGTAGGTACAACATCATCTACACCTATATCTACTCCCTGTAGAACTTTCCTGAAAATATCAGCTATACCTGGAAGTCCAGCAAGAGTTTCAAGCTGAGGACTAGCTAAAACCATCTGAAGAACTTCTACCATCCTCATCTGCTTCTGTTCTTTTGCTACTAATGCAGAGCTTCCTCTAGCTATAATCTTAATATCCCCACCATATTTCTCAGCAAACCCTTCTTCATAGAGCATCAGCCATCTGTATAGATGCTGAAGCATAGGACGGATAACCCCTTGATCTACATTCCTTACAACCTTCTTAATCCCTCTAGCTGCATTATCCATCATCATAGAGAAACCAGTAGCTGTACTTAATGGTCCACCAGTTTCTTTAGATCCGTATGCATATTTAGGAATTCCACTCTTAGTGTCTGCTTCATCTGAAAATTTCTGATAGATAGAAAGGAGTTCATTCACCATAGAAGGAGGATAGAAAAACCAAATAGGTTGTCTACCACCAGCTGAACTAGGACCTTGACTCATATCAAAAGGCCATACCTTCCAAGGAATAATCTCTGAATAATCTTCTCCTTCAGGCATCATGCTTACATCAACTCCTACTTGAGGACCTGATGCTATAGCCATATTATTAGCCATATTCCTAGCAGCAGCGTTACACATAAGCTGACTATCTCTGATAATCTCAGGGAGTCCTATCCCCCAGAACTGACCATAAAGCTCTCTGAATGAAGCTTTGTAATAGGGCTTCTTTCCTAATGGATCAGGGTTGATAACAGCCTTAATAACAATGTTATTTATAAGCCAGACTTCAGCTTCATATTCTCTTTCAGAATCAAGTTCAACATCATCTAATCCCCATTCTAAAAGCTTATCTCCGCTAACTCCTCCCCAAAACTGTAGAGCATCTATCTTCCCTTCAGGGTCTAATTCTTTTCTTTCTCTTCCTTCTAAATTATCTCTGGTATCATCATTATAATCTAACCAATTATAATATGAAGAGTCTCCTATATCACTAAGGACTTCCCTTATCTTCTCATCATCATACCCATTATCTGTTCCTATAAGACCAAACAGATCACTACGAGTGAGTCTATGTCTTTCTATTAAATAACCATCATCTATTCCTCTAGCTGTAGGAGATGGGTATATATCAAAAGGGCTAATAGGATCAAAATCTTTAACTATTACTTCTTCTACATGAGCACCTTCTGGTCCCCAAATTAATTCAGGCTTAGTCCTTAAAACAGGTCCTTTCAAAAAAGCAGCAGGAAATGTTACAAAATAATATAAGAACTCTTTAAAAGAACTCCTCCAATCTGCTTCTTCTAAAATATCTGATAATTCATCTTCACAATCAGTAGCTTTCTTACGAGCTTTAGCAAGAATCCTACTCTTAATCTGAGAAATAATCTCCTCTGTCCTAGCAGCTATAGCTTCCTCTGTAGGCTCTTCTCCTCCAGCCATAATGAGTTGCTGAGTTTCTCCTAAAATCTGATGAGCAATAGCCTCTGTGTCTGGTTCTGGTAAATCAGGAACAGGAGTGGGTTGGACAGCAAAAGGTCTATCATCTACAGGCATAAGGATATCTTCTAACCAACTCTCAGCAGCAGAACATTTCTCATCTGTAAGCATCATATACACAGATGATCCGCCTTGTTCTGTTATAGCAGCTACTACATCAGGATCGTACTTCCCCATCCTCTGTCTAAGAGTCTTGTAGAGCCTATCCTCTACACTAGCTTCTTTAGCTTGCTTAGCAGCTTCCCAACAAGTTCTAACATGAGAAGCGAGCTGATCTACTACCCTATCATGACCTGTATCCCTCTCAGCTGCTTTCCTTTCTTCATCTTCTCTTTCCAAGTCTGAAGCACTTCTATATCCAAGAGGGGCTTGTTCTTCTTGTGGTAATCCGTATTCTTGCATTTATTTCCTTCACTGAGTTATAAAGAGGGAGGCAGAAGTCTAACTGCCATTATAATTTCACCTTTTTATACATTGGGAGTGAATCCCCTCGATAGCTTTTTGTTTCCCCTCTTGGACTATAATCCTTTACCCTGCTACCATAGCTTGCCATCTTTTCTTATTATTCACTCTTATGGGCCTAACTATCCTCTTCCTACTAATCATATCCCATCCCATAGCTAAACACTGAAAGGCATCAGCAGCATGACAATTCTCATCAGNTCGAGGATTTCTCATGTAAGTGCCTAGCTTATCATTCCATTCTCTTCTATAATTCTGTAATTTAACTATTCCACTATTACANCTTTCTGCATCAAACCAACAATTATTAAGGATAGTTCTAGCAGCCTGAATACTATCTGCCTTATTCTGAACTTTAGGGACAAGTGTAAAGGAGATTCCTAACTGATCTGCTGTCTCTAATCTAGTTTTTCCTGTCCCCATCTCCCTAACAGCTAAATCATGTGGTCCTAAATGCTTTCCGTACCTATATCCTTTAGTATCTAATAAGTCTTTATAGAAAGAAAATCCTTCTCCAGAGTCTTCATAGTAGTCTACCAACCTAATTTCCTTACCAAGGACCTGAAAGAACCATATAGCTGTTGAATCACTCATCCCTAAGTCCCAAGCTGTATTAACTTCTAAGTGATTCTCTATAGGAACCTTAGTAATTCTCTTTTCTGAGTAGATTTTATTAAATTCATTAACGAAATAAGAACCTTTAATGCTCTCTTCAAAGGCTTCTTCCGCTGTAGAGGGGTGTTCCCTCTTAATATCCTCCCCTAATAGGTGTTTTTTGTCTAAATACCAAAATTTTTGGTCCCTATCAAGGTATATTCTATGCTTATTTTCTAATCCTTCAAAATATTCCTGCATTTCTATGGGAATGATGAGATCATCTCCAGCAGGAAGCCTATTAGAAGGCTTTAACCACCAAGCAAAGAAGTGGAATTTAAACTCTTGAGGGCTGAGAGGGGCTTTTAATAGGGCTCTCTGCCTTGCTCTTTCACAATAATCAAAGAAATACCCCTCTCTTCCCTCGGCTGTGCTCTCAATGAACAATTCTTGTCCTGGTGCTAGGGTCTCAAAACTACCTGTGACGACCTCTCTAGCTTTCTCAGGATACTTAGCACAGATTTTAGCAAACTCAGAGACATGAAGTATTTGTAATGTTCCAGAACGAGCTGATGTTCCTGTACTAATCACGCTACCATTACTGAACATCACCTCACTCTCTGAGTCTTTTATCATCCTTACACTACTCTTAACTGCTAAAGGCAGGTTGTTGTAAGGAAATTTAATCTTTCTCCTCAGAATCTTCTGAGCATCCTCCCTAGAATGACATATAATAGCACATTCTATATCGGGAGTGAAAAGAGCCTGATCTAAAATATATAAGTCAATGAGAGTTGTAAATCCTAATTGTCTTGCTTTAAGGACTAAATTCCATGTATGCTTATTCTCCCATAACCATTTTTGAGCATCATTAAACTCAAACTTAACCTTAAACCCTTCATCATTCAAAATGTAATATAAATTGTTTAATCTCCAGAAAGGATCTAAAAAATTTACTAAGGCTTCTCTATACTCTTTAGGCTTATTACTCAGCTTCTTTTCTATTTCTTCTATTGAGACCAAGCACCATCTCCATGAATTCCTGTTCAGCTGTATGTTTAACTTCTGCCTTATCTTCCCATCCAAACTGTTTAAGAGCAAAGATAGATCCTACCGGACTAACTCCTCTCTTAACCAAATTACCTTCATATTGATTCTCCACTAACAACCTAGCCCTATCAACACTCTCTGTAAACTCAGGCAGATTTCTATACTGACCAAAAGAAGAACGAGAAGCAAAACCAAGATGAAGACATAGACCTGTAATAGTCAGAGGCTTCTTTTCTATCTTACATAAATCCACATATTCATCCACCTTCTCATCCATTTCCTTTGCTGTCTTATATTTTCTTTTAGCCATTATACCTCCTTTATGACAGAAGACGCAACACTCCCTTACTAATAAAGAAAAAGAAAGGGGAAGAAAGGAGAAGAAGAATATCCTTTCTTCTTCTTCTTCTTTTTCTTCT